AATGGTGCCGACGTCCGCCGTCAGGCCCGCCGGGGCCGCCACGATGTCGTCCTGCCCATACCCCGTCAGGCGGGAGATACCGCGCCGGTGGAAGATGAGCAGGCTAGTATTGACCGAGGCCAGCCCGACAATCTTCTCGTCCCCGAAGGTCCGGACGACAATCTGCCCGCCTCCAGCCGGCGCGACCGCGTTGCCGAGGTCGTCGCCGTTATTGAGCGAGGAGTAGAAGATGCTATCTGGATAGTTGGTCGCCCCGCATCCCCAGAGTCGCTGGTTGTGGACCTGAAGGACAGTGACGCCCGCCGTGCCCGCGATATTCTGCGTCAGCGTCGTGCCGTTCCACCTGTTGAGCAACCCGCCGTCGGCGATGTACACGACATCATTGCCGCCCGCATCCCGGAACTGCGCAAAATCTGGCGACACATTAAGCGCGAGGTTTGCAGACGGCACGATAGTATACGTCCACGGCAGCGTGCCGTAGGTGGCATAATACATCTTGTCTGATACCGTCACCAGAATCTGGTTGGTGCCGTTGTCTTGCTGGAACGTGAACCCGTTTGAGATGGCGGTCGGCCCAAGACTGCCCAGCGCGGTGCTGTGCGTCCGCTGCGTGCCGCCGCGCTTGGTCGCCGCGCCGTAATCCGTCAAGCGCAGATTGATAGCACGGCGCAGCTGGTTTGGCTGGAGCGCCGACGGGTCCGAGACATCGTTGAGGCCGCCCGCCATGCCGGGCTGCTGGTCTGCCAGCTTCGGCCGAGCCATCAGCCGCCACTCCAGTCGTACTTCTGGTCCGGATAGGCCATCATCGTCGGCTGGATAGTGTAGCGCCGCAGGTCGTCCAACATCGACGCCCGCTGGAGCTTCGCCTCTTCGCGCAACACACGCGCGGCCGTGGACTCCGCCCCGCCCTTGTTGAGCAGCATCGCCCCCGCCTCGTTCGCAATCACTAGCTCCCCGCCGTCGGGGAAGTCAATGACCGAACTATCGCCCGCCAGCTGGCTAAACGAGGTTGGCTTGTAGTTGACGTAGACATACAGCGTCGTGCTGGCGGCCACGGGGAGAATCTGCAGCGCCTGCCCGGCCGTGTAGAACAGGCGCGGGTAGGTCGGCAGATAGTTCGTCGTCGTGGCCAGCGGCACGTCCTGAAACCGCGTCTGGGTGTACAGGACATTGCCGTCCGACACCGAGAGGACGCGGTAAAAGTTCTTCTGGTTATCGCCCGCGCCGCTGGAGAGGGCGCTGAAGGGCACCATCCCCTCGCTGTCCGTGCTGACCGTCCGCTTGGCGAACGTGTAGTACGGCTGGGCGTTGAGGATGTTCGACCACTCATCCCCGTACACGCTGTTCAGCACGGTCGTGATGGTCGCATCCGACCAGCGGTCAGACGCCACGGCGTCCATCGTCTCGCGGGTCAGGGCAATCAACTGCGCTTTCGTGACGGCCACGGGGAGTCAGGGTAATGGTTAACGGACTTTCTTCGGACGACCGCGCTTGCGGGGCGCGGACGGGTCGGCGGCATCCAGCACCTCCCCGAGCGCGTGGTCAGCCGCGTCAGCGACGACCCCCGCGTTATAGCGGTCGATGTGATTCGCAATGTTTCGCACCCGCTCAGCGGGCCATGTCCGGAACATGCGCTCCAGATAGGCCGGGGCTTGGTCGGCGTCGCAATCCATCGGGAGATACCCGATGATATCGAACGCCCGCTCCGGGGAAATCTCGCCCGACTGCACGGTCGCCCAGCGCGGGTCTTCCGGCTCCCATGTCATGCACACGGACCAGAACGTATCCCCGCTTCCTAGAAACTTTAGATGCAGCCCGGCGTGGAGTGCCCGGAGCCGCCGACTGGTTTCAATCGACGGCTCGGGCTGGCCGGTGCTATTGAGTAGCACCGTCACGTCTTACTCCTCGACGAACAGTTCAACCGACACCGTGACATCTTCCGGCTGCACCGACACCGCACCAACGGTGACAATGGAGATACGGAGGCTATCGCCCGGCTGCAGCGTGCGCTGCGCGTCAGTCAACGTGGACAAAATGGGAATCTGAATCGGCGTGTCCGCCGCCTGCGTGTTGATGCTAAGGGCGCTTGCGCCGGTCGCCGTCAGCGCCAGCGCCGTCGCACCCGTCATCTTGTACAGCTCGATACGGCACGACGTAGCGGCCGTCGGATAAGTCTCCGCGCACACCGCCGCCTTACTGATGTACGACTTGGTGCTATAGCCACCAATGTTGTGCGTCTGCGTGCCCGCCGCCAGCGTTCCGGTGTTCAGCCGACCACTGTTCATGATGGTCGGAAGCACCCCGAACCGCCCCGGCTTTGGGGCAAAGAAATTATAGGGCATGAAATCCTCCGAAGGGCCGGAGGGCGAGTATCCGCCCCCCGGCGTCTTCAGCTTAGGTTAGACAACGTGGGTGAAGCGAGCGGTGTCGGTGTACCCCGTGATGCTGCCGTGCGCGTTGCGCGCGAGGCAGGCGAGGTTCCCGTACCAGCCGTAGGTCGTCTCGAAGGCATCGCGCCCCGAGAGCCAACGCCACGGCCCCGCACCCTCAAACTCCACGAAGCCCCAATCCTTCGCATCCACCCACGCCAGCGACGGGAGGTGGATGAGATAGATGGTGCCCGCCGGGACGTAGTAGTCCTGCACCATCGGGATGCCGCAGACCTCAAGAGCCTTGTAGCCGCCCTTGATGGTGGTGCTGAACTCCCCGGCGGTGAAGCGCCGCTGGCTGACCATCGACTCCATAAGCTTCTGGGCGAGGCCCGGCGTGGTCATGAGGAGGAAGTCCTTCGGGCGCGTCATCGCGTCCTTGCCAGAGCGACCCGCAATCTTCTGGATAAGCACCCAGATGTCCGACTCGGTCGGCTGGTTCGCGTCCGGGGTATCGGTGCCCGCCGTCATCCGGCTGGCATCCCAGATGCCGTAGGTCGAGGCCGAGATGCCGTGGAGCGAGGCATACGACCCACCACGGTTCGTGATGTTGATGAGGCCGTTGGTGGCCGAGTTGATGGACGTGTCAGACGCCGTCGCCTTGACAATCTTGTCCGACGCCGTCGTGCCCGAAATCGCGGCCGAGAGCGTGAGGGTGGAGTTGTCGCCCGAGGTGCTGATAGCCGTCACCGTCGCGCGGCCACGGATGGTCGGCGTCGGGTTGCTGATGGTGCCGCCATCGACCACCGCGATGTAATCCCCGACCGAGATGAGGAGGGCACCCTGCCCAGCGCCCGTCACGTTGTAGGGGTTGTTGACGACCACGGTCGTCGGCGGGCCAGCGGTGTACGAGCTGACGTTAGCGACGATGCCGTCCGCCTTGTTATGGAGCGCCTGCTGCATGAGCAGGGTGGAGGCGTCCTTAATCTCCTCCATCGTCTTCTTGGCGATGGTGGTGAAGGCCGCATCCTTGGACTGCGTGCCGACGAAGGCGAGGCCGTCAATCTGCCGCGTGGTGTACGCGCGGACGATGCCGACGTTGCCCTGCACTTCCGAGGCCGTGGTGTCCGGCGGGAAGTAGCCAGCCTGCGAGAAGGTCGAACCGGACGGACGCCCGACGACCACGTCGAAGAAGACGTTGTTGCCACCCCAGCGCATGTTGCGGGGGCCGCCAGCGCGACCCTTCTCGAGCTGGGCGAGGAGCGGCGTGACCATGTTCTGAACCTTCTCGCGGAACTGCGAGTAGACGTTCTTGAGCAGGCCCGTCAGCTCAGAATCGGTGATAAGCGTAGGATTTGCCATGAGAGTGTGTGTATCAAACTAGGGGTTAACGGATGGACGCGAGAATCTCCGACATCGCGGAGTCGAGCGCGTCATCCACGGTCGCCGGTTTGGCGACCTTGGGTTTCGCAGGGGTGTTGCTCGCGGCCCGACCCACGGGCTTGGTGGCCTGCCCCACCGCCCGCTTCGCCTTCTGCGCCGATACCTGTGCCTTAGCCAGTTCGTTCTGCAGCGCCGCCTGTTGCGCGGGGGCGGTGGCTGCGGGAACGCGGCGGGCCTGTTGGCTCTGCGCCCAAAATGCGAGGTCGTCTACGATATACTGCCGAACCGCATCATACTGTGACGGCGGGATGTAGGTCGCCCCGTTCGGGGCCGTCTCGACGTGCAGTTGCATGGCATACGCCATACGGTTCGACAATTCCTCGGGCGTGACGGCCGGGAACGTCTGGGCAATCAAGTCCAGCGCCGGGGACACCTCACGCTCGTAAAACATTGCGCCCTGCTGCAGAATCGGCTGCATCTGCGCGTCCAACCGCGCCTGCTGCGCCATCTGCTCGGCCCGCTCCGCGCGGCGCTCGGGCGAATTCTCCGCCTCATACGCTTCACGAACGGCCAGAAAGAAGTCCTCGTCGCGCAGGATGCGCTCCAGCTGCGCCTCGCGCTGCTCGACGACCGACTCCAGTTCCTCCAACCGCGACTCCGCCTGCTTGAACTGCTGCTCACGCGCTTCGTTATACACCCCGAACTGCGCGAGCTTAA